CACGCACACACGCACGCACACCGTCTCCATAAAGTCGAGACCAAACTTTTACATATACAACGCACACAACCCTCATAAAGTCAGGGACAAACTGTAAAAACACACACAACTCACGCACTTTTAACATTCGGTGGACCTTGCCATCCGAAAAACGAAAAATCATCACCAATTGCGTGAGAAATCGGAAAACTACAAGTCTCCATCGCTTGGACTTGTTTTTGAACCGTTAAACACACAAAAGGTGTGATTGAATCGTGAACAACATCGGCTGTTCGAGCCAACATAGGAGTGAAGCGCAATGGATAATAATCCGGAATAGTAAAGTCCGCTTCATGACTTAGAATTCCATTTGCAACCATAGCACCTACACCTGAAAAACGAGGCGCTCCAAGATAAATGGTATCCGACGCCGCTAACGATGTCGCCACCCCAGGGTTTTGGGAAATGAACATGGTAAAACTAGCTGGGTAAACTACGGCTGCATTTTGATCCGAGTAAGGATTTCCGTCTGAAACTCTATATCTCATCGACCCTCGGCAACCGATATAACCAATACGGAACCAACGAAATAAATTGTTCGTCGCCACATAGTTTATTCCGTTTCCTCCTGTTGCCGTATGCCCATAATCTGGAGGATACATTGGAAATGTACAAATGAATTGCTTCGTTTTTAAAATGCTCGTCACTGTAGACGTCGCTTTGGCGTAACCACCACAGGTGTAACGTTTCAACAACGCTCTCAACGACAACATCTCTTCACCAAACACACGGTTTGTTAAACCGGTGTTAGACGAATCTCCACCAACGTGGCATACTTCATACGGTACACGATTCGGAATCAAAGCGGATTGACCAACGAAACCCTCTTCCTTGATCTCTTCCACTGGATCAGCAAATGAGGGTCCGGACGTTTGCACCGCGTATCCTGGAAGATCAGTCTTCACTCCAAATACACGGAAATCGGGACCTCCTTTTACCGACACGACAATTCCAATCGTTGACGAACTCAATGGAGCAACCAACGTGTTCTCAACAACAACCACCAACTTGCCAATCGATGCTGCTGATGAACCGGGTGATGCTGTGAAGGTTGTTCCAATAGGCAACCACATCGACTGTGACGTCCAACCTACAACAACTTCACCACATGAACCAGGGGCACAATCCAACGTGCAATTTTCAAGAGCCGCCAACGGCCACGTTGCGTCTTCCACTCCACCCGGAGTGGTTCCGGGCTCGTAGTAGACACGCAGCTTACCCGTGTGAAATTGCGAACTCACCACACGAAAACAAAACACCAGAGACCCCCTCCAGAAGCAAAATGGCAAACAACCGTATGCGAGACTCGTGACATCCCAAAAGGACCCAGCTGTCAACGAACACGTAGGGTCGCAATACACGCTCATCACGGTCGTTCCTCGACCTTGCGATTGTGACCACGTTGCTGTCTGAACGATAGAATCATGAGAAAAAATCCTTGTCAACGCCATCTCATCGAGCGACGAATATCCCTCGTCTACCATGTTTGTATCCAACTTACAATGTTTCGAAAACGCGCAACTATCCGCAACAACAACCGTATCCGTAAGCGCCATCGACGTCATATTTCTCTGCATTACAGATTGGGTTTCGAACTTTGCTGGACGCGAAAATCCAAAATAATCAGCGACCGTTCGAACTAACGTCGCACCTTTCGACACGGCTTTAGCGATAGATCCTAATTCCGGAATTCCAGTCAACGCATTTGCTCCTCGCACGACCAAATCAGCCATACCACCGACCATCCCACGTTGAGGAGCTTGCGCCACAGCTGAACAGCGAGTCGCACCCCAGAGAACCATGTCCGTCATCCACGCACGAACCACGATTACAACAGTGCCTGACGTTGCTGAATCATCCCGCTGGAGAGCAATAATCGGTGTGAAAACCAATTTTCCAATCCAGTCGAGTTGGTCCGTCACAACCGTCGGAACACACTCATAAGGATAAATCCACGGGATCGCAATCTCCTTACCACCTGGGACCGCTGCGTCAAAATCAACTCCGAACTTCTGACTCGCGCACGAAATACCAGTGTTCTGATCAAAATCAATCCCCCACGGATTGTACGGTGGAACTACAGGGTTTGGAACCTGCATGTGACGATACGATGCTCGCATCAAACCATACTGGTGCGGACTCGCTGCCAAATCAAATCTCAAGTTTAGCGTCCCTCTCCAGTACAGATTTCCCTTCAAACGCTGCATCACCATCGGATCATTAACCCACAATTGATGCGGATTTATTTCCGACTCGATACTTGCTGAGCTCCAAGAAACTGTGGAAATAACCACTGGTCTACTAAAAAACGCATCACAAGAAGGAGTGATATTGAAACCATGAGACACAAGCGCCATCGAGCGTTGAACCTTCCTCCGAACTCGTTCCGTGTCCATCACCGTCTCGAACGAGTCCAACTCTATTTCCGTAGTAGGACCACCTGTCGTCTCTACACCGGGACCATTGATACTTTCCACTGCTGGAATATTCTCAACCGGAGTCAACGCAACCGTCGACGTCCCTTCATCTTGAACCAAATTAACATTTTCTTCTCTTTCTGCTAGACTTACTCTTAGTAGCTGATCGTCTAAAACCAACCACCGCTTTGTCATAGGCTTCTTGACAACGTGGGGCTGCCACGTATTAATAGGCTTGAATCGCGAGCTCGGCGTTCGAAGTATGACAACCTCTAACTTTTGAAACCTTTTCCACTCACGAACCTCCATTCTTCTTAATTCTGTAAGAACGGAAACAAAAACAGTCTGTGATAAAAATTTATAAAGCGAGTACCATCCAACCCGCCGTGGGTCTAGTCAAATGACCAG